CTTACGCGCATCACGCCAACTCTTGATTTTTTGCACGAAACTACTCGGCGAAATAAATCCGCTATAACTACAGTAAACGGAATTATAAGTCGCAGGCCAAAACGTTGATATTTGAAACTCGTCCTCACCGTGATAACCAATCCGTGTGATCTCGCCAAGTCCAGCTACGTCTACTTCTTCGTAACTAAACGGCGACGTATAAGAATTCGACTCAGGGTTGACGGGCAACCTAAGCCGATCTTTTCCGTTAATTAGCCAAAACTCTACCGTCATTAAGCACCGCCCTCCCCAGCCGTTTGTATTTTATTTGCGAGAATTTCGAGGAATTGATCGGCAGCCTTTTCTAAGTCGCCACCAACTCCGTGCAAGTGTAAGCCGCCCTCAATCAGTAATTGTTGGCCGCCTTTTCCCTTCCGGTAGTCCTGCGCCTCTTGACGCGTTAGCACCGTTTCGTCTTTGTGTAATCGCGCCTTAAATCCATCATAAGGTACACGACTAAGACCACCGTTATAACCCTTATACGAACCGCCACTAAACAACGGCGTGTTATAAACGGAGCCATAACGCTTCTTAATGTAGTTAATCGCAGCCGCTGCGTTGTCAACCGGATTCAAGATATTGCCGTGACCTTTTAGCATGTTCGCCGCGAACGTTGACGGCAACATTTGCAATAGCCCCGTCGCATGTTGCCCCATTACGGTTGCCGAATTGACCGCGCTAGGGTTTCCGCCTGACTCAGCGCCAACTAGCTTTTGTAAGCCGGAAAGCCATGACGTTGACGTGCCGGTTAAACCGAGTGCCGCTGTTAGCCAGCCTGTTGCATTGCCGCCTTTTCCGCTTCCTCCGCCGAGTAGCCCGCTAAAGAATCCTTTTACGGAATTCCACCCTTTAATCGCGCCACCACCGAAGTCCTTCAAAACGGATTCACCGAACGATTTAAGGTTTCCGGCTGATAGTCCGTTAACTAAACCGCTAACGATGTGACCACCCATTTCGGTGAACACACGTGACGGCGAGTGAATGCCGAGAATTGATCTGAATTTGCTGACGAGTTTATGCGCAACGTCGGCAATTCCGTCAATCGCATGCTTAGCCATGCTCTTTAATCCGTCACCAATTTTTCCCGGCAATGCTTTTGCATCAGATACAATATCGTGAAATCTATCAGAAACTGACTTGCGCATTTTAGAAAGTAAGTTATCTGCGCTAGAAACCATCCTCGTAAACCCTTTAGTGACATTTGACACTATGCTTGGTATTATTGTGAAAATAAGATTGCTAATTGATAGCCAAATAGACTCAATAACACTCCGTATTCCATGAAAAATAGTTGATATGGCGCTAGACATTACTTTAAACGTTCCGCGAACTTCTCCTGCCATTGCTGAGGCGTATCCTGATAGAACCATCTTAATACCGCTCCATATTTTTGAAGCCGCACCTAGTAGATTATTAAATATTGCCACCGCGTCTACTTTTAACTGTGTAAAGTTTCCGGTAATCAAGTCGTAAGCAAGAATAATAGGTCCGAGCATGGCGTTCTTAATTGCAGTCCATATTCCCTGTGCGATCGCTTTTATGCCGTTCCATATTTGAAGTAATCCTGGCTTCATAGAATTAAATATTGTCATAGTTGCACTTATTAACGGTCGAATAACCGCTAGTAATATATTTCCTACTCCGCTAAAGACCACCACCGAAGTAGATTTAACTGCATTAAGCGCCGTTGAGACTCCGCTTGCTATTGCATGGTAAGCACTTACTACTCCACTTACAACTGAATGCGCTGCTGATACCGATGCTGATGCAATTCCATGCCATAGACTAGTAAACCATGAACTAATCGACCCCCAGTTTTTGTAAATAGCGACTGCACCGGCAACGACTGCGGCAATTCCGGCTACTACCCACGTCCACGGGTTTGCTAATAGCGCGGTATTCAGACCCATTTCCGCCAATGTTGCTAATAGTGTAGCTTCGCGATAGGCACGCACTAATTTCGTAATTGTGCCGACGATCATTAAACCCGTCATTCCAGCTTTAAGCGTTACTGCTCCGGCAGCTATGGCTAGAAATGCTGTGCTTATCGCGCTCCAATGACCTGTGATAAACCCGAAAGTCGTTTTAATTACCGTAGAAATTGTTTGAAACGCTTCTTTAATCGTGTCTCCAAACGCTTTGATTTGGGCTGGTTTTAGGCTAGATACCCATGATGCCATTGCGTTCGCTAAATCCCTGATGACGGGCATCGTCGGAAGCAATACCGAAATTTCTAACGTTTCCATTGCGCCTTTAAACTGTTCAACCGCTCCACTTGCATTATTCATCTTTTGACGCGCGACATCCAATGCGGTTACTTTCGACATTTCCTTGTACATCTTTTTAACACCGTCGGCGCCTTCTTGGAGTAGTATTCGACCGGCACGGATTGCGTCTGTACCGAACATCTGCTTTAACATGTCACCTTGCTCTTTCGGATTCAGTTTCTTTAGAGACTGCCTAAGTACGTCGGCGACCTGCGCTAATCCTTTCACCTTTCCGCTTGCATCGAAGAACCTGTTGGACCCATCCTTCGTAATTATGCCTAAATCTTCCATTAACGCTGCCGCTTTCTTTGTTTGCGGAGATAGGTTCATTAGCATTGTTTTAAACGATGTACCTGCGTCTTGTCCTTGCAAGTTATTATTTGAAAATAAGGCCAACGCCGCACTTGTATCTCGTAGCGACATTTTCACACCGGCTGCAACAGGTCCAACCGCTGCCAACCCGTACTTCAAATCGATCATATCCGCTGCCGATGCGTTAGCCGCCCCTGCTAAGATATCAGCTACTTGAGACGCCTTTAGCCCATCGCCGCGAAAAGAGTTTAATGAGTTCGACATTAAAGACGCCGCATCAGCGAGGTTCATTCCTCCGGCTGTCGCCATATTAAGCGCCGCCTCTAGCCCGCCTGCTTTAACTGTTGCTGGTGAAAGTCCAGCCTTTAAAAGTTCTTCAATACCCTGTGCCGCTTCGTTAGCTGAATATTTCGTTTTCGCTCCTGTCTGAATCGCTAAGTCTTGCATTTGTTTCATTTGCGAATTTGTAGCGCCTGTCAACGCCTTGATCGTCGACATTTCAGACTCGAAGTCCATCGTCTTTTTAACCGCGCTAAAGCCCGCTGCCGCAGTAGCGCCAACCGTTGTTAATAGTCCAAGTTGTTTAACCGTTTCCCCAATGCCGCTTTTGAGCATGCCCATCGACTTACTCGCTTTTAACATTCCGCTTGAAAAGTTATAGTCGGTGAGGCGCAACACAGCTTCTAAATCAAAAGCCATCTAGTTACCTCCTTTCCTCCGTTCTTTTTCCTCTTCCTCCCATATAAGCTCCGTCGATGCGTACATAAAGGCACGTTGTCTCGGAGATTTCGCGAAAACTTCGTCCGGTGGAATGTGATGTCGTTGAAATATGTCGTGTAAGTAGACCGCTTCTCCACCGGCCTTAATTAGTTTTTTGCCGCTTTAACTTGTTCCGCTAAATCGTCGAATCCCGATGCCTCAAGAACTGCTTGCGAAAGTTTAACAAGTTCGCCGGCTAACAACGCTTTTTGCACGCAATCTGCTGCGTCTGTTGCATCGTAGTGTTCAAGCATTTTCGTATCGCCAAAGTCCAGGTTTACGCATGCTCTTGCAATTAATAGCGCGCTGAATTTTTGATCGTCTATGTTGTCGCCAAATGTTGCTTGCTCACGTAGTCTGTTAACCTTTTCGGTGCTCAATCCTTTTACTTCGATTTCAACGCCTAGGCGCTTTAATTCAACTGTTTTCGTTGCTTCTAAGTCCGCGTTAAGAAACGCTGTTAATGCGTCTTTTTTTGACATATATAATCATCCTCCGAGGGTTATTTTCGATAATTAAAAAGCGCCCAAAAGGGCGCCGATATTACGCTTTTATTTCGTCTAAAAAATCAAATCCGCTAAATGTGAACGGAAGTTCTTGTTCAACGAGTTTATTTGCTTCAAAGTTCATGATGTCGATCTTATCGAACTGAACGCCTTTTAACCGAACGCGCTCTGCTCCGTATGCTTCAGGGTCGTCTAACTTCATAATTAATTCCGTTACAAGTGGTTTCCCGGTGTCTTTACCGACTTGACTAATCGCCTTAATAAGCGCTGACGTTACTTTATAACCGGAAATCGATCCAGAATAAGTAACGCTAGTAGTTTTATGTCGAGTCACACGAGTGCCAGCAAGGTTTAATTCTTCTTTATTAATGTCGCCGGATGCTTCGCCTTTGTTAAAATTCGTGAGCCATTGGCCGTCCATCCAAACGGTTCCGTATGATCCGTTAATAACACGAGTAGGGTCTAAAACCATTTATTATCACGCTCCTTAAACGTTGATTGAGAGGAAGATTTTTTCCATCGAATCGACTTCCGTATAGCTAATCGATAAGAATACGGTGTCGCCTGAGCTGTCGTATTGAGGGTCGAGCACGACGGAGTTTTCATCGAGCACTAATACGTTTTCGTTTTCTAACGTTTCTAAATACGCTTTAATCGCGCTAATTAATGCAGCTTGACCATCAGCATTGTTATTTAACTTGCCGATATAGTTATCGCGAGCAGCCTTTTCGATGTCGCTTGCGATTGCCTGACGCGCACGAATGCTTCGAATTTTCTTCTTGTTCGTTGTGATGCCTTGCTCAACTTTGACGTTTTCTCCGTCGTTAACTAACACGAGCGACCCCGCTTGTAACGACGTAACAATTTCGCTGTTACGCAAGCGTTTGTTAACATCATCCAACGGAACGATCGTATACGTGATTGACTGATTGATCGGAGTTCCTGCGATAAGACCCGCAATATATGCCGCATATTCACCGGAACTGTAGTCGACACCACCAACACTTCCACCATCAATCAAGTTAACGACTGCATCGTCCGCGAGTGTTGCCGAGCGTGCGTTACCTACTGTTGGATCGGAGTCGTCGGCTGTACTACCTCCTGTTACGAACATGAATAACTTGCGTTCGGCAAGGTTCGATTGAAGCCACGTAACGGCTTCCGTTTGCTGTGTAGCGCTAACCTCCCCGTCATATACGAACACGTTGAACGGGTATGCTTCGAAGTTTTCACGCGCTTCTGAGTACGCTGCCTCTTCCGTTACTGTCGTGCCGTCAATTTCTGGCAACGTGTAAACAAGCACTTCTTGAGCACCGCCAGCGAGCGCTAACTTAATAGACTGAATGTTGTCGGCGCCGAATAGCGCTGCCGCATCTGTTTCATTCGTTACCGTATAGAACTTTTTAGCTTCGGCAGTGCCGCCA